ATCAGCGCGAGCGCGTCTCCCGCCTTCAAGCCGATCTGCGCGTCGTACCGGCGCACCTCCTGCGTGACCACCAGCTCGTCCGAGTCGATCACGTCGTTCACGTGCCCCAGCTCCACCTGGAGCGGGTTCACCTGCCGGACGATCCCGTAGTCGGGCAGGATCATCTGCGACACGACCCGCTGCATCACGTCGCGGATCGCCGCCGCTGCCCTGTCGCTGCCGCGAGCCACTACGTGGACGCCGCCACCACGTCAACGCTCACGTCGATGTTGTCCAGCGCCGGGTCGCCGAGCGCCATGAACGCGCGCCGGGTCAGGCTGATTTCGTCCACCAGGTCGTCCGAGTCGGTGTGCACGTACACGTAGACCGTCCGCGCCTGCGGCGTGTCGCCGCGGGTGATCGCCAGCCGCTCGCCCACCATGTCCTTGAGCGGCCCGTCCGAGCTGACGATCGCGAACGACCCGCGCTGTGAGTCGAAGCTGGTGCCGTGCCAGCCGCACGTCGCCGTCAGCAGCCGCCCCTCCACGCCCGGCGCGCCGAGCTGCGCCTGCGCCTCATTGAACGGCAGCGACGCGAACAGCATCTCGTCCATGCCGTCGCGGTAGACCGTCGGCGGGAGCACCAGCGGCGCGGCCGTCTTGACCGTCGCCAGCGCACCGGCCAGGGAGGAGATGGCACCGGCCGTCCCGACCGGCTTGCCCTTCGCCAGGAAGCCGGTGGGAGCGATCGTGCCCTTCGGCCCGTTCGCGACACCCCGGGTGATCGCCTTCTTCGGCTCGGTGGCCGTCGGCGCGATCGTGCCGGTCGGCAGGATCTCGACCGGGAGGGAGCCGCCGCCGAAGTCATCGAACGTCGGCCGGATGCCGTAGACCAGCAGCCCGATCTGACCGCCGGTCGTGAACAGCGTGCTCGTGGCCGACGCGATCATCGACCAGGAGCCGCCGGACGGCTTGTACCACGCCTGCACGGAGCTGCCGATGACGCGGATGCCGACCGCATCACCCGCACTCAGCGTCTGCACGATGCCGCCGGTCAGGTTCGCGTAGCCGCCCGTGCCGCCCGGCCCGTACCGCTGCAGGAACAGCGTGGAGTCGGACGACCGCCACCACACGAGATAGCCCTGCGGGAACCCGCCCGAGAACGCCGACCCACGGGCGAACAACTCGAAGTCGTCCAGCGGCGCGTTCCCGAACGTGACGTACGCCTCGTTGTCATCCCGGAACGTCTTGGCGCTCCACCAGGAGGACGCACCCGCGGAGTCAACCGACAGCGCCGTCACCTGATTCGTCCGCACCGCCAGGCCCGGCGACCCCGCTGCGCGCAGGTCGTTCGTCCAGCTCGCGCTCGGGGGCGGGCCAGTGTTCGCCCGGTTGAAGTTGTCCAGGACCGGAGTGATCGGGAACGCGATCGTCATCAGACCCTCGCCCTCGCGCGCCGAGTCGGCTTCGACGTCTTGGTCTTGTGCTTCGACTTGGCGGCCTTGCGGTTCTTCGCCTGCGCGCGCTTGAACCGGGCCGCGGCCTTCTTGTCCGCCGCCGTCGCCTTGAACGGATCGGTGAACGTGACCGTCACGTCCATCGAGTAGTCGCCCGCCGACACCGAGTGCCGCACCTCGGTCACCCAGCAGACCGTCAGCGTGCCCTTGTTCGGGTCACGCAGCCGGATCGCCTGCCCCCGCCGGATGCCCAGGATGCCCGGGTGCGTGAACGTCAGCGACCGGGTGGGAGTCATCCGCTTCGCCAGCAGCGCCAGCCCGCGGTTGCGCGCCTCCGCCAGCGAGTCCACGCCCTTCATCGTCACGGACTTGTGCACCGTCCCGTACCGCCGCGTGAACTTCCGCCGCGTGACCCGCGTCGTGATCTTCTTCGTCCGGCGCTTCGTGTGGCCCTTGGCGTCCTTGCCCTTGTGCGCCGACGGCGTGCCGTGCACCGTCAGCACCGTCGCATACTTGTCCGACTTCGCGAGCGACCACGTGCCGTCCGCGATCGTGCTGCCGACCTCGTACAGCAGCGACGACCGCACGAGCGGCGTGATGTAGAGCTTCCCGCGCTTGAACCGGATCACGTAGCGGTTCCCCGTCTGCGTGCGCTCCGTCCGGTACGCCTCCGTGATCACGTCCAGCGGACTCGCGTTCTTCGCGATCTGCCGCTTGATCCGGTACTTCGTGCGCGTGATCGAGCCGACCGGGATGCCGTACTTCCGGCACACCGCGCGCGCCACCTCGCTCGCCAGGAAGCCCTGCTTGTGCGCCTTGCCGCGCACGAACCGGAAGTCGTCCACCGAGTCGGCCAGGTTCTGGAGGTTGTCCGCGAGCGTCCACGCGCGCGTGCCGGTCAGCATCGTCAGCGCCGACGTCTCCACCCGCATCCGCCACACCTCCGCCCACGCGCTAGCAGGCGTCGTGCGGCCCTGGAGCATGATCTGATCGCCCAGCATGACGCTGACCTTCTTCTGCGTCTTGTCCGGGTCCTGCTCGGTCAGGTCGCCGGTCAGAATCTGGCCCGAGTCCGACCACGACACGCTCACCGTGTCATCGCTGATTTCGATCGCGGGCTTGCCCGGCCGCAGCAGGAACGTGCGGAACTCGTCCGTCCCCAGCGGCTTCGGCGTGCTCGGACGGTACTTCGGCTTCGCCGGGTGCCGTGCCTCAATCCGCCGGGCCGCGGCACTCGGCGTCGCCATCTACCGCCCCCCGACGTACGTCTGGGTGGACACCTTCGTCGTCGCCGCCGCCGTCCGCAGCGGCGGGATCAGAATCTGCGGGTGCTTCTTGAACAGCGCCTTGAGCGACTTCATCCTCGTGGTCTGCCGCACGTCGCCCGCGGCGATGGCGCGCAGGTTCTCGTTCCGCCCCACCTTCGCGTCGGCCAGCCACTTGTTCTTGGAGAAGATCGGCCCGACCTTGCTCGCGTCGCCGTAGTAGTGCTTCGCGAGCCGCGCGACCGTGCACCGCGGCGAGTCCAGCCGCAGGATCGTCAGCTTCGTGTCGCCCGTCGCCGTGCTGCCCTTCGTCCCGCCACGCTTCGCCGTCTTGAGCTGCACCACGTGGTAGCCGACGAACGTGCACTGCACGTAGATCGCGTCCACCTCGCCCGCGCGCTCCTCCTGCCGGACGCTCCGCAGCGTCACCTCCACCGACAGCGCCGCGCCCGTGCTGCCCGCCGCGAGCTGACCGCCGCCCGGCGCGCGGATGATGGAGGAGTCCGCCATCGTGAGCACGAGCGGCGTCTTGGCCGCCTGAATGTGCCGGAGCTGATTGAGCCGATCCTCCGGCGGCGCGAAGAACGGGTGCGTGCTGATCGCGTCCAGCTTCTGCGGGTTCAGCCCGAGCCGCGTCAGCTTGTCCACGTAGCCCTGGAGCGCGTGCGGCACGTCGTCCATCAGGTAGTCCGTGAACATCGTGTCCAGCGTGTACGTCGTGAGCTGTTCGCCGACCGGCCGCGAGAACCGGTGGCCGCTGATCGTCGCGTAGTCGGAGAACTCCATCGCCGTCTCGAACGCGAACGTCTCGATCGGCCCGGCCTGGAAGTAGAACGGCACCGCCAGGACGCCCGCCAGCGTGCGCGGCGAGCGGGTCAGCACAGCCAGCGTCGCGCTCATACCAGCACCTCCGAGTCGTCCACCATGCCCTGCGTCTCCAGCTTCCGCGCCAGCGTGTCGAAGGCCGCCTCAATCTCGCGCCGCACGTCGCCGCCGTGGTTGACGATGTTGCCGATGTGCACCGAGAACGAGTGGCCGCCGCCGCCCCGGCCGCCGCGCGTGATCGTGGCCGTCTCCGTGCCCGAGTCGCCGATGCCGACCAGCGTCGGCCGGGACGCGGTGATCGTGCCGCCAGAGCCGAACCACCCGCCGAACCGCACCCGGCCGCCAGTCGCGAAGCCCAGCCCGCCATCAGCGCGAGCAGCCGCCGCGTTCAGCGCCGCCGCCTGCCCGCCGGTCGCGCCCAGCGCCAGCCCACCAGGCTGTCCCGTCAGGCCGCCGCTCGTGGCCGCCAGCCGCAGCGGCGCGACGCTCGCCGCGCCCGGGTTCGCGACGTGGTTCACCACGAAGCCCGGCCGGATGCCGCCGGAGAACCACCCAGCGCCGCCGCCCGGGTTCGCGCTGGACGTCCCGAACGCGCGGCCGTTCAGCATCATGTAGACGTGGCTCGGGCTGGCGACCACGTTGATCCCGTTCGGGTCGTAGCCCGGCACGCCCCAGTGCATGAACGACGCCGCCACCATCGGCGCGCTCAGTAGCCCGGCCGCGCCCAGCACCGCCGACGTTGAGCCGGAGCAGTCGAAGCCGCCGCCGTTCGGCACGCCGATCGCGCCGTGGCCGCCACCCCACACGTACGGGTAGTGGTGCGCGTCGATGCCGCTCGCCGCGCTGATCGCCCGCATCAGCGGCGAGCCGCCGCCGCCGCCCGCCGGAGCGCCCGCGTGCGGGCCGGTGCCGGAGAACAGGTTGCCGTGGCTGTTGTAGTACCGCATCGCGTCCGCGATCTCCGCGCCCGGGTCAGCGGGCCGCTCGAAGATGCGCGAGTACGCCGACACCGCCGCCGGGCCGGTCAGCCCGCTCAGGCCCATCCCGGCCATCTGCCGCCCGGCGAACTGGAGGTTCAGCATCGGGTCCAGGTACTGCCGCGCCTGCGCCACGCTCATGTTCCCGAGCGCACCGCCGATGTGGAGCTGCGCCAGCCCGAAGCTGGTGCCGTGGTCGCCGATCGAGGACGGGTTCAGCCCCGACTCGTGCCACAGGATGCTCGCCCACGCCAGCGGGTCCAGGCCGAACTGCCCGGCCACCTGCGTGATCATGTCCTCCACCCGGCCGCCCGTCGCCAGGCCCGGCATGATCCCGCTCTTGGCCGCGATCGGCGCGTGGTGCGGGCGCGTCTCGCCGCCGACCAGCCGCCCGAGCGTCCCCTGCCGCCCCAGCAGCGCGTCCACCTTGCGCTCCGTGTGCCGGTTGACCACCAGCTCGCCCGGAGCCGCCAACTGGCCCGGCGCGATCGGCACCGTGTCCATCAGCCCCCGCCCGGCGATGCGGCCACCACGCGCCCTCCCAGGCCCGTGCGCGCCCGCCGGAGCGCCGCCCGTCGTCCCGCCGCCGCCCATCCCGATCGAGCTAGGCGTCGTCCCCGGCCCCTGGCCGCCCATGAAGAACGTGCCGGTCGCCTCGCCCGACTTCACGAACGCCTTCGCCTGCGCCGACGTGTACCCGAGCGACGCCATGTGCGCCAGGTACTTCTGCTCCGCGACGGTCATCTGCCTGTCCACGAGCTGCGCCACCTGCTCGCCCGGCTTCGCCAGCGCCGCCGCCAACCCCGCCACCCCCGCGGCGGTGTTGTCCACGATGTTCTTGCCCTTCTTCTTGATATCAATGCCGAGCTGATCGAACTTCGCCAGGATCATCTTCTGATCCCGGTCCACCTGGCCCTTCAACTCCGGGTGCGCCTTGAGCAGCGCCGTGTCGGCCGCCATCGCCTGCAAGCCCAGCGTCCGCGCCTCCGCCGGATCGGCCGTGGTCATCCGCCGCAGCAGCAGCGTCGTCGCCGCGCCCATCCGCCGCCGCGTGCCGCCGCGCGAGCGCAGCCGACCGTCCGGGTCAGTCGGACCCGTGCGCGCCGCGTTCAGGCCCGCCCCGTACTCGGCATCGCGAGCGCGCTTGTCCGCCTTCTCCTGCGCCTTCGTGGTCGCCAGGATCTCGCGCCGGTACGACAGCTCCTGACTCAGCCCGGCCAGGAAGTTCGTCACGTCCGCGTTCGCCTTCCCACCGCGCGCGTCCGCGTTCACCCGCGCCTGGAGCCGCATCAGCATCGTGATCTGCTGCTCCTGGTTGCCCATGCTGGTCGCCGCCGCCATCTGCTGCGAGTACGACTGCGCGTAGATCGGCGACCCCTGATTCGCCCGGTGCGCCACCGCCTCCGACGCCGTGGTGCCCCGGCCGCCGATCCCGCGCGCCGTCGTCACCGGCGTCGTGCCGACCCGCACCCGATCCGCCGAAGTCGCCAGCGCAGACAGCCGCTCCTGCCGCTCCTGCTCCGCGCCCAGGTACAGCGGCGTGAACCCGAACGTCGCGCCGTGCAGCACCGCCGAACCGGTCTGCGCGATCTGATTCCGCACGCCGCCATCCCGGTGCGCGCCGTAGGCGTCCAGCGCCGCCATCCCCAGCGCGATCGGCACCGCGACCTTGCCAACGCCTCGCACCAGCGGAGCGAACCGGCCCACGGCCGCCGCTGTCCCACCCGCGCCCGCGGTGCTCTCCAGCATCGCCATCTCATCGAACATGGCGGAGCCGCCCACAGCGCCGCCGCCTGCCCGCCCCCGGCCCCGGCCGCGCCGGAACAGACCGCCCAGGAACCCGCCGCCGCCGCCGACGGTCGTCGCGACAGCCTCCGCCTCGGCAGCGCGAGTCGCCGACACCGTGACCAGCCCCCAGCTCCCGGCCAGCGTCCGCACCGCCGCCGCCATCCGCATGATCCGGCTGACCGCGAACGCCACCAGGATCGCCTGCCCGAGCGCCGGGACAGCCCCGAGCAGCCGGTTGAAGATCGTCAGGATGCCGTTCAGCAGCCGCAGCGCCACCGTGAACGGCCCGACCATGTTCCCCGACAGCAGCTCCAGCGTCCGCGCGATGTTCGCGATCAGCGCGCCCGCCTCCGGCCCGAACGCCTTCTGGAAGTTCTCCAGGATGCGCTCCAGCGGCGGGATCGCCTGCCGCAGCGTCGCCACCAGCCCCGCCGCGCCCTGCTGATTCCCGGCCAGCCGCCCGAGCGCCTTGGAAATGTCCTGCACCAGCCCCCACATCTGGCCCAGCGTCGCGAGCGTCGAATCGAAGAACCGGCGCGTCGCGACCTGCCCCGCCACCGACGACTGGAAGTCACGCCACGCCTTCGTCGCCCGCTCGATCCCGCTCCACAGCGACTCGCCCAGCGGCGACGCCGCGCGCAGCAGGTCGCGCATCGCGAAGTAGACGTTCTGGAGGATGCGGCCCATCTGCTCCAGCGACGTGCGCGTGCGGTCGAAGAACGCCCGCAGCCGCCCCGTCTCCCGCCCCGCCTTCGCGGCCTGGTCGATCCACCGCGTCCACCGGTACAGCGTGATCGTCAGCCAGTCCGTGAACGGCCGCGCGGCGACCGCCACGTGCCGCAGCGCGTCGGCCAGGTTCATCAGCCCCCGGCCCGCGCGCGACACGATCCGGCCGCCCTGATTGCCGATCCCGAGCAGGTCGTTCAGGAAGCCGCGATCGGTGAACCGGTTCGCCGCCTGCCGCGCCAGGTTCCCGAGCGTGGTGCCCATCATCGACAGCAGCCGGTTCACCGTCGGAGCCGCCAGCCGCAGCCGCTCCAGGCTCGCGTCCAGCCCGCCGAACAGCCCCCGCTGCGCCGACTGCCGGAACTGATCCACCAGCGGCTTCCACGACTTCAACGTCTCCGTGAACCGGCGCGCCTCCGGCGTCAGCCGCGCGAGCGCCTGCGCGTTGCCGCCCATCGCCTTCTGCAGGTCGCTGAACGCCAGCTTCACCGTCACCATCGCCAGGCCCATCCCAGCGAACGTCGCCGGGAGCGCGCCCATCACCCCCGCGAGCTGCCCGAGCTTCGGCAGCAGCGCCGTCACCCCCGCGCCGAGCGCGGCGATCAGCGGGATGAGCTGCGACACGCCGCCGATCATCGCGGGCCACTTGAGCAGGCTGAACACCTTGCCCAGCCCGCCGAACACGAGGATCATCTTCTTGCCGAACCGCTCCAGCGCCGTCCCCGACCGATCCGTCTCGCGCCGGTGGCGATCCATCACCCGCGTCTGCTTGTCCAGCTCGCGCGTCGCGACCGTCGTGGACTTCGACACCTCGCGCATCCGCGTGTCGATCGACTTCAAGCCGTCGATGTTCCGCTTGGCCGACACCTCGTCAAGGTGTCGGCCAAGCTTCTGCACTTCGCGGTCCGCCAGTTCGGCGTTCTTCGCGATATCGCGGAGCGTCCGGGACGCCCGGTCAACGATCCGGAAGGTGCCTTCGACGGTGACCGCCACGGCTACGTCACCTTGCCCCCGGCGAGACGCAGTGCCTCATCTTCGGCCAGCCGGGCGAAGCCGTAGATGAGCTGCCGAACACGGCTCGGGCGATGCGGAGGCATGGGCGAGCCGCCTTCCCACGGCGTGTAGTCATCGCACAAGCCGTGATACAGGCGGTAAGGGTCATGCCCACCGTGCTTCCAAGCCAGGTACAGGAGACGCGCTTCACCCTTGCCCGCGCCTATGACTTTCCCGCTTGGACGCCGCGAATGTCCTCGTCGTCGTAGCCGGACAGCCCGAACACGTCGTTCGCGAGCTGCACGATCAGGCCCGGCTTCGCGCGGAACCGCCACTGGAGCACCTGCATCGGTGCCCACAGCGGATCGCCGTGCGCGATCTGCACGCCCTTCAGCTTCGCGACCTCCAGCAGGTCGGGGTTCACCGTCGCCGCCGCCACGATCCGCCGCGACGCCATGTCCGGGTCGCGCTCGTTCCCGATCTGCCCGCGGCGACCGGCGCGGTTCCCCTCGGACGCCTTGTTCAGCCGCCGGATCTCGTCCGCGTCCAGCGCCCGGATCGTCCACGGAATCCACTTCGGGTCGTCGTCGGTGCCGACGTTCAGCTCCAGCGTCCGCGTGAACTCCGGCTCGTCGTCGTCCAGGAACCACGCGAGCGCCGCGTCCTCCACGTCGCCCGGCAGCTCCTGCTTGCCCTTCGCGCCGTCCAGCTTCGCGGCCTGGTGCATCGCCTCATCCGGCGTGACCTTGCCCTCGTCCTCCGCGGCGTCCGGTGCCGCTGCCCTTCCAGCCATCCCCGCCTCCTAGAGCGGTAGTGGGTTTGGGCGCGCCATGTGGCATAACCGCCGCCCGCGCGGGACGGGGATAGGGGCTGCGCGCCCTCTCCGCGGGCCTATGCGGCCCCGCGGCTCTCCAGGGGGCGCACGACCTGGCCCCCCTCGAAGTTGCGCTCGTGGTCGTCCAGCGCGCACTCCACCTCGATCCGGCCCATCTCCGCGAGCAGGTCACGCTGACCGTGCGACCCCTTCTTCGCGATCTCGGCCTTGAGGCGCAGCCACGCGCGTTCGGCATCGAACACGGGCATGACGATCAGGTGGTCGCCAGCGGCGACGCGCTCGGGTTGCCCTGGCCGTCGATGTTGACCCGGAACGCCTTGAGGTAGTCCTCGTCCTCCCAGGTGAACGGGAACTCGCGCTCCACCAGGTCGTCGCCGATCGAGAACCCGATCGGGAGCCGCCAGATCAGGCAGCCGTCCAGCCTGATCTTCTCCTCGCCGAGCGCGTCCGGATCGTCGTACTCCAGCTCCAGGGAGAACGGTCGCATCGGGACCTGGGTCTGCCGCGACTTGCGCTTCGACAGGAAGTCCCAAATCTCGAACTCCCACTTGGAGTCGATCTTCTGAATGCGCAGGGTGCCCTCGCGCGTCTCGCGGCCCGGCTTGTGACCCATCCGCGTCTTGCCGACCAGCGGCACGTCGATGCGGTTCACCTCCACCGCACCGGACACCTCGATCACCTCGCCCAGGGGCACGTAGCCGAGCACGGGGTCCAGTCGGTACGCCAGCCCATACAGGCCGGAGAACCGGTACAGCCCCTCGTTTGTGGCGGATGCCATCTCGCTCCTCTCCTGTCAGCGACCCGGCTAGGAAACCTGGATCGTGAAGAACACCTGCTCCACCGAGCGGCCGAACGCGAAGCCGACCAGGATGCCGATGAAGCTGTCGTTGTCGGTCGGCTCGGGATCGGGATCGACGGTCACCGTGAACCCCGGCTGGATCACGCCGATATCGGCGCGCTTCTGCGCGCGCGCTCGCGTCTCGCCCACCACGAAGTCGCGCGTCTTGTCGTTCACGACCGTGCGCCCGATGATGTTGGAGTCGGCCCACTCGGCCATCTCCATCTCGAAGCCCTGCATCGTGCGCACGTTCTTCGGGTCGCGGAACACGAGGTACGGCTTCGACGTGTTCGTCTTGGTCGTGTACGTCGTCAGCGCCTTCTCGATCCGCACCGGCGCGTCCGGGTTCGTGTCGCGCGAGAGCACCATCACGCCCGCATCGAACGCGGTCTGAATCTCGCTCTCCGTCGCGCCCACGAGGATCGACACGTCCGCCAGGCGCGCGAACGTCATCGACTGCGCCTCGCCCTTTGCGGCGAGGATGCCCGCGATGCGCGGCGCGAACTGCGCGGACGACAGCGTGCCGAACTGATCGTCCTTGATCGACCCCATGCCGATCGTGACGATGTTCTCGCTCGCCGCCGCAGCAGCGCGCGTCGTCGCGGTCGTGATCGTCTCGTTCACCAGGCCGCCGAGCACCGACATGAACCGCTTGCCGTTCCGGTTCAGGTTCTCGCTCCACACCCTGAGCGACGCCGCGATCGTCAGGTCGGTCAGGTCCTCGAACACGAGCACGCCGAACCGCTCGTGCTCAAACCCGGCCATCGCCGCGGTGTAGTCGGCCGCGAGCAGCGTGGTGCCGTCGTTGCCGCCCGTGAACGACTGATTCGTCACGATGCCGAGCGCGACGCCGCCGACGGCGAGGGTCGCCGTGACCCAGCCCGAGCTGGCGTTGATCGCGTCCACGAGCGACTGCGTGGCAGCGTCCGCGAACGTGTACCGCTCCACCTCCTGCCCGGCCAGGTACAGGATCAGGTCGGTGTTGGAAGCGTTCTGCGCGTTGTCCTGCACCGTCACCGACAGGTCGTTGCCGAGCGACCCGTCGTACCGCGCCGTCAGCGTGATCGCGGTGGCCGGGGTCGTGTTGGAGAGCGTCTTGGACGCCTTCGCACCGGCCGCGCCGACCATGCGGAAGCACACCGCACCGCCAGCACCGCCGCGGCCGTCCAGCCCCTCGCCCTGGAACGCCTGCTTCACCGCGCGGAAGCCGGACGTGTCCTCGGACGGGCCGAACACCGACTTGAACTCGCCGAGCGAGTTGACCACGACCGTGCTCTCGGTCGGACCCCAGTCGTGCGTGAAGCCAACCGCGACCACCGAGCCGATGCTCGGAGGCACCGTCGTGACGCCGACCGACGCCCAGTTGACGTAGGTGCCCGGCCGGGCAGGCCGGGCGCTCTTGCTGAAAACTCCGGGCACCGGTTACTCCTCCTCGGGCGGGGTGATTTCCCGCTTCAGCCAGCTCTTGACGGCGGCCTTCGCGTCGGCCTTGGTCATCTCCTTGGGCGCGTCGTACAGCGCACCCGCGGCGACGTGCGGCTCGCAGCCCAGGAAGTCCGGGGCTTCCGCGATCAACCGCTCCGTCGTGTAGGTGGGCGGCCCGCTGTCCTCGGCGGGCTTCTCCGAAGCCGCGCGGCGGCTCCGGGTGCTCTCCTCGGTCGGCGCGTCAGCCTTCGTCTTGTCGTCCTCGGACACTCCAGCCTCCCTACTTGGACGCCCTCGGACGCCCGAACGTCACCTCATCTGCGTCCAGCCCCGAGGGGTGGACGATCTGCTCCGCACCTTCCACGACGATCTGCTGTCGCAGTGATTGTAGGACGTGTCCGCTGCGCAGTGCGGCTGCACGAGCAGTTGCCCTCCGCCAGCTCGCGCGGAAGTCGCACACGATGATGATCCTGTGCTCATCCGCAGAGTCCGGCACACGGTTGATCTGTACGTCTGTCAGACGAAGGTAGTCATGCGCGTTGCGCACATCGCTACCCCCGTCCAGCGGCACGCCGTCGTAGTCGTACAGCGGCACCCGCAGCGGCGTCACGCCGCCAGCGAACGCCGCCCACAGCGCATCGCCCACCGCGTCGCCGACCAGCAGGCCCGCCTCGAATGTGCTCGCCGGTTCCGGGTAGGCGTAGACCGTGATCGGCTGCGTCTGCTCCACCAGGTACGCCGCCTCGCCCGACACCGACCCGCCATGCCGGTACGCCCGCGGCCCGACGTTCGCGACGATCGCGTACGGGTAGTGCATCGTCCCGTCCTCGTTCGCGAGCCGCACCTCCCACTGCTCGCCGAGCGACAGCGCGACGTACCGCTTCACCGACCGGATGGCATCCGTCGCCGTCCTCACCGCTGCGGACGCTCCAGCTCGCGCTTGAACTCCTCCAGCTCGGGCTGGAACAGCCCACGAGCCACCTCGTTCTCCACCATCGCGCCGCCGATCCGGAACATCGCCTGCCCGTGCGTGCCCGGGTGATGCACGACCCGCGGGAACCGCCACTCGCCGTCCTTCACGAACGCCAGCCGCCGGTTCGGCGGGATCGGCCGGATCTCGTGCGGCCGGGTGCTCCACTCCACGTGCGGAGCCACCGGGTCCTCCGTCGCGCAGCCCGACTCGAAACCGCTCTGCGTCGGCAGCACCGGCTTCTGATAGATCGACTCGCGCAACGTCCCACGCTTCCGCTTCCGCAGCCGCACCCGCCGCTCCACCGGATCGTCCGGCGGCGCGATCGGCGTGTTCATCTTCACCAGCTCGGTCATCCGCGCGCCGCCGCGGTCGGCCATCTTGTGCGCCGTGCGCGTCGCCACCTCCGGCCGCACGATGCTGCTGATCTTGCCGCCCTCGTAGCCCATCACGTGACCCCCGCCAGCGGCTCGCGATCGTGATCGACCACCCGGCGCATCGTCACGACGTACCCGATCACCTTCCGCTTCTTGCGGATCGGCTCCGGGTCGGCCGTCACCTCAAACAGCACCTCCACGCCCTCGCCGAACTGCTGCCGCGAGAACACCCCGAGCCGGTGCTCCGTGGTCAGCTCCACCAGGTTGCCGTCCGCGTCGCGAATGTCCATCAGCAGCGTCGGCACCGTCTGCGTCGCGCGCCGCCGCCCGAACACGCCCTGATCGACCGACTCCGGCGCGTTCGGCAGCGTCAGCCGCACCCGGATCAGCGGCCCCACGTGATCGACCATCCGCGTCGATCCCTCCACGCGCTTACCCGCGACGCCCCGCCGCGAGTAGATGCGTGCCCGATCGACAAGTGCGCCACGGAGAGCCATCAGCCGCTGTCCAGATCGCCCCAGCCGCCAGCGCCACCGGCGTACCACGCGCCCGGCACCGGCTCGTACGGACCGAAGCCCGTCCCGCTCCAGTCCACCTCGGTCGTATCGAACGCGGGCGCGTTCTTGCCCGTGGTGAGCTGCTGCCACGCATCCTGCGCCTCGGCCGTCATGAACGGCCACATCGCGCGGCCCAGCGCAGGGTTCCCGTTCAACGCGCGCATCACTGCGCGCTTCGCCGGATCGACGCGCACCTCGGAGTAGTTGCCCGCCGTGAACGACTGCACCACGTCGTCCGCCGCCGTCTCCAGGTAGTCCTCCTGCGCCTCGAAAACCATCATCTCCGTGCAGAGCTGCACCGCCATCTCCGCCAGCGGGACCATCCACGAGTCGCCGGAGAAGTTCGCGTCGATCGTCCGGCCGCTCGCGCCGGTCACGTACGCGACAGCCCGATCCACCCACACCTGGAGTGGATCGGGCTGCTGACCCTCGGGATACCCGAGGTTCGCGAAGTCAACTTGCGACCAGGCCCGGACGTCGGCAGCAGTGGGAGTGTCCATCTCGCCTCCGTCGGCGCGCTGGCGCGCGCGCTACTTGGACCCGGACGCCCGCCCCGTCCGCGCGCCACCCGTGTCGGGCGCGGGCTTCGTGGGATCGGCCTGGGTGGCGGCCGGGCCGCCGGACGCCTTGGCCTCCTCGGACGCGTCCTTCTCGGCCTCCTGCTCGCGCTTGGCGGCGGC